CATTAGCCATAACCCTCGTTACCAACATTCCATAACTATAAATTACAGTCACAGTTGCAATACCTATTGCGGTAATGTTGAAAGGGCTAAATTTCATTAACCAAGACCTAATTTTTTAAGAGTTTGTTGATAGTAAGGATAAGTTTTTTCACTAAAAGGTAAACTTGGATTTAAAAACGGATCTTGAGTTGCCGATAAATTATTTATTGTTGCAGGTATGGCCATACCTGATTTATTTTTTAAAAATAAACCTTCAGTATCTCCTACAAAATTTACTGGATCAGGTTCCATCATTGCATTTAATTTAGTTAAATCACTTTGTGCCATGTTCATTACTCTTTGATTAGCATTATCTTCTTCTCCTAAAGCAGTCTCAACTATATCTGTTGCATTATTTTTCTTAACTCCAAAAAAATCCCTAAATTCACCGACACCTTTATCCATGTCTTGCAGTAGTATTTGTGGAACCTCTTTAGCCATAGTACCTAAATCTTTTTTTATATTACGCAAGCCAGCAAAATCACCTGCCATGTCATTTAACATAGTATTATCACCTGGAAAAAGGCCACTAGCAAAATCTTTTGCTTTATTAAATCCTCCACCTATTGATGATATCACATTACCTAACATTGTACTTCTTGCAATTTTCTCTGGTGCCGTCATCATAAATTGTGTTAACGGAAAACGGTCCGCGTATGTTTGCATAGCTTCAGGTGTAGAGGTTCTAAAATCTTGCATCATATCCTGATAAACATTCATTCCAGGTCTTTCTTGCGAAGCTTGATTTTTATAAATATCTTTATTATCTATAAGATTTTGTAATCTCATTTCATTTGTAATAAGATTATCAGGTATATTAGGTAATTGAGCAGGACTTCTGTCAGGCTCTACTTTATTTGATGTATCCCCAGGATTACTAGGATTATAAACGTACCTATCAGGATTTCCTGGTCTCCCAATTATTACAGCCATTAGATTGACTCCGTTGCTATCGCTCGCATCAATGGATCATCTCCAGCTAATGCAAGTCTAGATTGTGGGTTTAATTTTTGTGGTGTTTCAATTTCAGCCACGGTCCCCGTATCAGGAGCAATTGCTTCTGCTGGAACTTCAAAACTTGTAGGTTCAATTGACTGTGGTGCTTCTTTCTGTGTACCAAATATTTGAGGGACAATTAATCCTTTATCTCGGTATCTTTTATCTAAATATTGGTCAACAGCATCCATCGTACCTAAACTATCTAATTGTTCTTGTGATTGCAAATATAGATCTTTGGCTAACGGATCACTTTCATTTGTCTGTGCTTGTAGTCTGTTAAATTCATTATCAAGTTCTCCCGGTAATTCAGGAAATTGCTTATATAAAGTTTCAATAGCCTCTAATGCATATCTGTTAGATATTGGTAAAGGTCTTTTTAATCCAGGTTTTACAAAAATATTTGTAGCAGATTTAGCACTAGCTTCCATTGCTTTTGTTGCTGCATCAAGTGCCATTGGTGATGAAATTAAATAACCCATTTTACGTGATGCAATTAAACCAAGTAAAGTCAGTGGTATTGAAGCACCTCCAACTGTAGCTGCACCAGCAATAGGTAAGACAGCAGTTGCAAACGCACCAGCACCTCCTAGCATTGTTCTTCTTGCTAAGAATTGTGACATGTTTAAATTTTTACCATTAAAGAAAGTATCTGCTGCATTAGCAAATGCTAAAAGTTTTTTCGCATCAGGTATTTCAATATTCTTACCAGCAATATTTAAAGCTTCTTCTAAAGCAGAACCTTTTACTTCCAAAGATTTACCCATTTGATCTAAACCTAAAAGACGTTTAAATCTCTTTGCATCAAAAGTTAAGTTGTCAAAATTTTTAAATACATTTAAATCAAAATCTAGAATTCCTGGCTTATCTTGTTTACCTAAAATAAAAGAGTCTTCAAAAGTTGATAGTAATTTTGCTTTAACTCCTTTTGCAAACATCTCATCTCCCATTAAACGTCTCATTGATTTAACTGCATCAGGACTTTGAAAATCTCTAAACACAACATTAAATAATCTGTCTGATTCAATGCTTCCAGGTGCTTTCATTAAAGCTTGAAAAGCAAATTTTGAATCTGCACCCAAAGCTTTTGCTGCTGGTTGTCCAAACAAAGTTACCATATCAGAGTAAGATTGATCTGCGTCTTTTAATAAAGTTTTTAGTTGAGGTCCAATAGCAGAACCATCAGCATACTTACCAAGTGATTTTTCTAATCCTTTTGATACTTCATAAAGAGCATCACGAAGAGCTACATTACCAGTTTGTGCTGTGCCTTTTGCTCCATACTGATATATTAAATCATTAACCGCTGTTCTTGTTTCTTTCCACGTCTCGCCATTAATCATTTGTTGAGGAGACTGTGCGAGTCTTGAAAGCTGTTCATACATTGGTGTTCTTGTTACCGCTGGATTTAAAGCAGAAATTTCATCTATTCTTTTAAGTTGTGCTTTTGCAATATTAATTGTGTCACTAATATCTAAAACAGTTTTATTTCCAATAGTATTAAAAAAAGTATCATATTTACCTGAAACATTTTGAATAATTTTTTTAGAAATACTATCTCTTACTTTAGATAAGTCATGACCAAGTTCAGCTAAATTAAAAGATGGACCATTGTAAAAAACACTTTGTGCTGAATCCATAAATCTTTTTTGTGTTTCACCAAATGCTTTTTTTACACCTCCACCAAAGAAAGGAATTCTACCAAGTGCATTAGGAATTATTCTCATAATTTCGAACTTAGATACATCTGAAATAGAAGGAACTATACCTGTTGCATCTTCTACTTGCCTTGCATATGCTGTTTCTTGTTTTCCTACACCTAATAATTTTCTACCAATTGGTCTAAGTGCGTTAACAGCAGGTCTAAAGAAACCAAATGCTGTGCCAAATGCTAAATCAATTGTAGCTTCTTTAGCTAAATACTTTTTAAATTCTTCTTGAGAAGGTCTATCAATACCTTGATTGTACCCCAAAAATTCTCCAATTTCATTATATGTAGGAGTGTAAAGCATGCCTTTACTATTTAAATTATCCAACATTTTTTCATAACCAACTAACCCAGATAGATATCCTAATGTGCCACCTACAATAGAACCAGCTACGGCTCCTGCTGGACCACCAAACATTCCTACCCTTGCTCCAGTTATAGCTCCCCCTACTGTTCCACCAACACTACCACCTAAACCTAGTATAAGTTTTAATGCTGGAAAAGGATTAACCATTGCTGTGTTGTATTGATCTGAAGTAATTTCTTTACCACTTATTAATCTTGGATTCATTTCAGCATCAGTATAACCAACTAAACTTTGAAACTGATCTGTAGCTTCCATTATTTCACCTTGTGTTTTACCTTGTGCTAAACCATTTCTAATAATATCCGACATGCTATTTCTAAAATCATTAAAAGGCATTTTATGTCTGTTAGGATCGTATCGTGTGGTGCCAGTTGCACTTTCAGCAGCTTGAGTAAAACCTAAAAATTTTGGTAGCTTAGAATCTTTTGGAAGAAATGTATCATCACCATCTTGCATTTGAGGAGCAGATTGTTGTTTAAGTGCTTGTTCTCTTATTTCTGATAACTCTTGTATGGTAAGCATATTAATTCCTTAACTGTTCCAATAATTCAGGATCAACAAAACCATCTAACTTGTCAATCTTTTCATTATTAAAATAATTTGATGTTTGAGCAGATGAACTAGCAGAACCTGTATCAGTTGTTAAAGGATTCCAACCACCCGTAAAAGATAAACCATCAGGCGCTATTCTAATTTTATGTTGCTCGTACTCTTGTCCATCTAAAACATATTGTAACTCTTCATTGTATTCTCTTGTAAAATAATCAAGAAATTGTTTGTATCTGTTCATTGTTTTTTCATTAGAGTTTGTAAATCCACCTAAACGAACAATACTATTTGCTTGTTGAATAACGTCTTTAAGTAGTCTGTTTGATCCTTGCAAATATCTTGCAAAGGCAAATGTTTGCGTTGTTTCTAAAATTTTTATAATATCAAGATCTGGATCACCTTTTAAATCTTGTTGAAACTGACCATAATATTGAGCTACTTTAGATGCTTCAGATTCTTTTTCTTCATTACTTAATCCACTACTATAAATTTCTTGAATGATAGCATTTTTTTGATCATTAGCTACTGACACCAACTGATTGTAATCCATGTCAACACCTAGTTCGTTTAAAATTATCTGTTGTTGATCTAAATTTGATTTACCTGCAATTTTTTCTTTAATTGCTTTAGCTTTATCTCCTTGGCCAAAAAATTCAGCAAAAGTATTCGAGCCCTCATCTAAAATTTCTGAAAAAGTTTTTGAAAATATTCTTACATTGTAGGATGGACCATAAACTGATTTACCTTGTTGCTCATATTTATCCCCAATACCTAAAACAAGTTGTGTGTTGTCTAACCCTTGTTTAAGAAATCGTAAAGTTTCAGTGTGTTTTTGTAAAGCTTTTAAATCTTTACCAACTAAACCACTTGTATATATTTGATCAGTTGCGCCAGGAGTTTGTGTAATAGTAAACATCTGTTTACCTACCAACTCTGCTGGTACAGGTTGTCCTCCAATTGTTTCAGGGTATTTAAAATTAGAATAAAAAGTAGCTTCAGCAGGTGTCATAATAGGTTTAAAAAATGAGGTCTGTCCAGATCTATTACCCGCGTCATCATAATCAATTGCCATAACAGCAGAAGCAAAACGAGGATCTTCTTCAAATCTTTTTTGCGCTGCATCATCTTCTTCTTTTACTAAACTAAAAGCAGTTAAACCAATTTCTTTTAAATCATTTTGTTTCTGTGCTTTTTGTTCTATAATATACTGTGAGGTAGGAGCCAAAGCTTGAGCTACAGCGTCGAGAAATTTAGGTAAAGGTTTTGTTCTATTTGATCTAGCATTTAGTAAGTCAACACCAAATTTAAATAATAACATATTTTTATCTAATTTTTCATCATAACCAATTGATTCTTTTAACTCTTCTGTTAAACTTGCAACTCTGTTTTTCTTTTCTTCATCTGTCATTTTACCTTCTTGACCTTTAAGAAATTCAAAACTTCTTTCAGCTTCATCATTTCGTAATTGATTAAAAGCTGATTTTAATTGTACTTCAGTCCTTGCACCTTGAGTTCCTTCATTACCTTTAAACTTACCTGATATAAACTCGTTAAAAGCTTTTTCATCAACATCGGGAGTATTACTAATTTCTTCATATTTATTTTTTTGTTTATCTGTTGATAAATCATATTGAGTAGAATCAGTAATTATTGGTGCAAATTGATTTGCTGTTGAAGCTAATGTAGGGTTTACTATAGAGTCTGGAGAATTGTTACTTACTGTATCATTACTAATGTTTGCACCAGGAACTATATTATTGCTTGTAAGATTTGCAATTCTTCCTTGTAAATTTCTTACTATTTCATCATGATTAGCATTAAAACTTAACACACCTGTATTCATTTGTTTCACAGCATCGTTAAGTTGATCTAAAGTAAAAGTTTGATAATTATTTTTTATAAAATCTGCTTTTTCAGCAGGTGTTTCTTGAGTAAAAAAACTGCCTATAGCAGAAATATCACCATAAAAATCATCTAAAAGACTTGAATTATTATTTATCTCAGCCATGTTTTAAAGCCATTATTCCCTTGTTCATTGATCCACCATCTCTACTAAAAATGCCTGATCCACCTAGAATAGCAGCTCCAGCGCCTAATACATCTTGAAAAGGCGAAGACGTTGAACCATAAGTTTCTTGTATTTGATATCCTTGATTACTTGGTAATCCACTTATAGCATCGGAATAAGCTCCGTATAATTGTAAAGGTCTGTTTTGTGCCGCAAGAATATTTTGATATTCTGTATCTCCAGCTTCTTTTATAGCGGCTTGTTCTAAACTACCCGCACCTAGTAAAGCAGAAATATCTTGTAAGCCAAGTTTACTCGCTATACTTGCTAAACCTCCACCTACCTGAGCACCAGATAGTAAACTTTTTATTTGATCCGTCTGTGCTTTTGAACTTGCACTTGTATAGTAAGGAGCTAGTTGACCCGCTACTTGTTTTGATTTTTGTTCTTGACCAAAAGTACCAAGCGCCAACTGTAAAGCTTTATCAATAGCTGTTTGTGAAGCTTTTCCTACCGCACCCAATCTTGCTTCTTCTATTTGACCTTTAGCAACTTCTGCTCTGTCACCACCAAAAGCTCCTCTTTGTGTTGCAGCATCATCAGCTTTTTTATCGGCTAAACCTGCTTGTTTGTTAATTTCATCAATTACATATTTTTGATATTCATTCATGTATTGACCAGCACTAGAAGGATCAAACTTCATGCTTGCTGCGTCAGATAAATATTGTTGACCTTGTGTTAAGAAATCAGGAATAGCCGTACCCGCTGAAGCCACTCCAGAAGTAAAGGCATCTTGAGCTGTCGTTAAAGTAGGATCATATTGCCCAAGACCAGTTTTTAATTGTTCAATAGCAAATTTTTGTGTATCGGATAATCCAGTAGCTTGTTTTTCAGGAAGATTTGGAATGTCCGTAATATATTGATTTAAAGCTGCTAATAAATCTTGCTGTGCCTTTTCAATATAGGCGGGTTTACCATAAGTAATTGTTTGTGTCTCAGGCATTATCTTATCATCCTACTCATTTGTTGCGCATCTTCAAGACCTTTTACTACTGAACCTAAACCTGCGGTCATCATAGGGTCCGCGGTCATCGATCCGTCTTGCATGTTTCTACCCATTTTTTCTAAACCATTTGTCTCCATACCATTAGCAGCCATCATTGGCATTTGCTTTTGTTTTGTTTGACTGCCTGTGCTCAGTCTTTGTATAATTGCCATAATCTCTTCAATTGATTTACCTTGAGCCATTAACTTTTCTATCATTTTTCTCATATCCATATTAGGTCCACCAGTTGGAGTACCATCTTGTGCCATAATTGGAGCATAATTCATTGAACCATCTTCTGCACCTTCAAAATCATAACCCATCTGTTTAGCCATAGGTTTTGTTTTAGCTCGTAGGTCATCCATTATTTGTTGACCTTTTTCTGTATTGCCCCCACCCATTGCAAATAAAGAATACTCAGGTATTACGTGTTCATTATTACTTACTCTTATCTCTTGCGTTTGACCAGAGTTTGGATCAACAATTTCACCTTCTAATAAATCTTCTCTACCCGCACCTCTACCAAGTATTCTTCCGCCAGTAGGGTTAATTCTATCTCCACCTACTAAATTAGGATCCATCATTGATGCAACGCCTCCTTCTTGAAAACCAGTTAAATCTTTAATTAATCCTCTTAAAACTCCTACAGGTTTATTTTTCATAAGTTCTTTGTACTCACTGCTATCTTTACTTATAAATCTTTCATTTTCTTTAACACCTTTAGGATCAACATTTCTTAATCCTTCAATAAACATAAAATCTTCATCTTTTAATTGATACATATTTTTTGTGCCTGTATCATCACCACTTTTAAATGATCTACCTCCATTAGCTAGTAAACCAATCTTTTTTAAATAATCTTCAATGCCACCTGGGACATTAGGTAAGTAATCAAAGTCTTTAGCTTGTTGAAAAAATCCTGATTGAATATCACCCAAAGTGTTTTGACTTGGATCGTAAACAAAGTTTGATCCTCTATTTTGTGGAGCCTCTTCATCATCAAATAAACCAAGACCACTAGCAATCCCCAAACCACCAAATACGCCAGGAGCATACTTAAATGGATTGTCATCTTTTAAACCAGAGAAAGAAGCTGCGCCTTTTAATCTATCGAAAGCTAAATCTCTTGCTTTTTGCATTCCGCCTGTGCCACCGAAATTAACACCTTTGTTTTTTATCATATCTAAAGGAGAAATATACGTGCCTGCACCTTTACTACCAAAAGTCTTACCGCCAAAGTATCCACCTAACCCACCAGCCATAGCTTTACCCGCATCCTGACCAGCAATTAAAGGAACTCCAGCACCAATTAAAGTTGAATATAAGGGCCCTAAACCAAAGCCTGAAGCTATAAGTCCAGCATAAGGGGCGATATCTCCAGCAACATCTTTGATTTTTTTAAATAATTTTTTAAACATAATCTCCTAAGTTATAACAATATTCTATATTGGGGGCAAGTCGGATAAACTTGAAGATAATAATCTATTTATTTATAGGCAAAATATTGCTATATTACAATAATTATTTGAAAAAGGGATATCATGTCAACTGAAGTAGAATTTCATGCTATTAGACCATTCGGTCCAACAATATTACAAGGAAAATTACCTAATAACTTAATTAAAGTTTTAGATGATAGAGCAACAGAGTTATTAGAAGATAAAAAGTTATCAAAAGAATACGACCACTCTATGAATTTAGCAGGTAACGTTCAACAAGAAGTTCGTTATCCTAATGATGATTTAATTAGCAAAGAATTTAAACCTTTTACAGATGCTTTAGGTAAAGTGGTTCATCAATATATTTCCATACCTCCCGCTAGTGATACTATATCACCAACATTCGTTGGATCTATGCTTATAGAATCCATGTGGGTCGTGAGCCAGTGGGCTGGAGACTTTAATCCTATGCATATACATCAAGGTGAATTGTCTGGTGTTATCTATTTACGTGTTCCTCCTAGTTTAAAAGAAGAATATGCAAAAGAAGATCATTATCCATGTGTTGGCGACATTAATTTTATGTGTGGTCAAGCTGCAACTTTTAGTGGTCACAAACATCAAGCAACTCCTGAAGTAGGTGCAATATATTTATTCCCCTCTTGGTTGTCTCATGGTGTGTATCCATTTAGAACACCTAATGAAGAGAGAAGATCTGTTTCTTTTAATTTACAATTAAAGAAAAAAGAACCTATCAATGATTGACATTGATAAAGTGCCTATGGTCCGTGTGACGTGGTTAGATGCTCGTGATACAGAAACAGGTTGGCTTGATATAAAAGACGTTGTTAGTGCTCCGTTGGCCGTATGCCAAGAAGTAGGATGGATGGTGCATAATGGTTCAAAAAAAATAATTATTATGCGATCCTACAGTAAAGACAAAGAAGATATTACGGGGGGAGGTGCTATTGCCATACCTAAAGATTGGTTAAAAAAAATAGAATATCTAACAGTGAGTTATAGTGAACACTAAAATATTTATTGGTACGCCTTGTTATGGCAACATGCTGACAGCAGACTATTTTAAAAGTTGTTTGCAGTTAACAGCTTTCGCTGCACAAAGAAAAATAGAATTACAATTTGGAACTATTGGTAATGAGTCTTTGGTAACAAGAGCTCGTAATACATTAGTGCAGTTGTTTATGGATAATAAAGATTATACTCATCTTTTATTTATTGATGCTGATTTAGCTTTTAATCCTGAATCTGTTTTTCGTATGTTAGATTTAGATGAGGATGTGGTTACAGGTGTATATCCTCGTAAACAAATTAATTGGACCAAAGCTATTACTAAAGTAAAAGAAAATCCTAGTATTAGTGAAGATGAATTACATGCTTCTTCTTTAATGTATAATTTAAATGTTAAAGATCCAAAGCACGTTGTAGCCAAGAAAGGATTTATAGAGGTGCTGGATGGTGCAACTGGTTTTATGTTGATAAAAAGAAATGTGTTTAAGAAAATGGCACTAGCTTATCCTGACCTTAAATTTAAATCCGATCAACATTTAAATGATTTGCATGATAAAAGATTTGATTATCATGACACTTCTGATTGGAACTATGCATTTTTTGACACAATGATAGAACCTGATACTAAAAGATATTTATCAGAAGATTATGCATTTTGTCGTTTATGGCAGAAAATAGGTGGTAAAATATACGCTGATATTATAAGTGGCATGACACATATGGGTAATTACTCATTCAAGGGCAACGTAGCTACTCAATTCTTGCCACAAAAGAATAAATAATTTAGTATACTCCGACATGAAATTAGTTGATTTAAAATTCCAACCAGGCATTGATAAACAAGATACCGCTTATTCAGCAGGAGATCAACGTAAGTATGTTGATTCCGATTTTGTTAGATTTCACTATGGTAAGCCTGAAAGATGGAAAGGCTGGTCATATTTACCAAATCCTAATAACACTATTGTGGGCGTGGTTCGTGATACGCACAGTTGGGTTGGTTTAGACGGAATAAGATATTTAGCTTTAGGAACTGATAGAAAATTATACATCTACACTGAAGGAGCCTTGTATGACATCACGCCCCTACGTGACACTGAATCTCTATCAAATCCTTTTACAACAAATGGCACAACTACAGTGTCAGTAGCTGACGCTGCACATAGCGCTGCAGTTGGTGATTTTGTTACCTTTGATTCTTTTTCAACGATAGATGGTTTAAATATGAACCAAGAGTTTGAAGTTACATCAGTGACAAGTGCAAGTGCTTACACTGTTACACACACTAGCACTGCTTCTGGTTCTACATCAGGTGGTGGAGGATCAGGTAACGCTAAATATCAAATAACTACAGGCCCTTCTACATCTACATATGGATATGGTTGGGGAACCTTAACTTGGAATACCAGCACTTGGAATACACCAAGATCATCTTCAAGTGTTGTTTTATCAGCTCGTCAATGGTCTTTAGATAATTTCGGTGAAGATTTAATTGCAACGGTTTTAAATAGTGGAACATTTGTTTGGGATACTTCAGGTGGAACTGGGGCTAGAGCAACTGCTTTATCTAACGCTCCTACTGCGTCTAGATTTAGTTTGGTATCAACTGATACAAGACACTTAATGATTTTTGGCACAGAGACAACGATAGGAAATGCAACCACACAGGATGATTTGTTATTTCGTTTTTCTGATAGAGAGGACGCTACAAATTATACACCAGTAGCAACAAATGAAGCTGGTTCACTACGTATATCTGATGGTTCTAGAATAGTTGGTGCAGTTAAATCATCAGGACAAATACTAGTATGGACCGATACCTCTATGCACGGTATTCAATTTGTTGGTACACCTTTTACTTTTGGTCTTAGACAACTTGGCGCAAACTGTGGTTTAATAGCACAGCATGCAGCTATAGAAGTTAATGGTAGAGCATATTGGATGTCTGATGATTCTTTTTATATGTATGATGGTGTTGTTAAAAAAATGCCATGTTCCGTGCAGGATTATGTATTTGATGACATGAGCTACACAAATAGAAACGATATTGCTTGTGGTTTAAATACATCTTTTAATGAAATTATTTGGTATTATCCTTCAGCAAATGCTACACAAATAGATAGAGCTGTTGCTTACAATTATTTAGAAAATACTTGGTACACATTAAGTTTAGGCAGAACAACTTGGCTTGGTGCTTATGTATATGAACAGCCAATTGCTACAGAATATGATGCAAGTTTAACAGCAAATAATTCCACCATACTTGGTTTAACTGCAGGAGCTTCGTATGTCTACGAACATGAGTTAGGTAATAATCAAGCAGACGGCACAGCTATTACTGCTTTTTTAACAACTGGATCTGTTGAAATTGCTGATGGAGATCAACTTATGTCAGTTAGTAGATTAGTTCCAGACTTTGATAATCTTACTAATAACATGACAGCAACATTGACATTAGAACAGTACCCACAATCCGCGGCTAACGTAACGACAACTGGCACTATTACTAGCACTACAGAAAAGATTGATGTAAGAGGAAGAGGTAGAGCAGTTAAAATTAAATATGAAACCAATACAGTTAATGACACAGCTTGGAGACTTGGATCTACAAAGCTACAACTTA